ATGATAAACATAATTCATACACCACCGACATTCTCACCAGTTTATACTGATGGATTGTTTTTTACAGTGTCAGCAGACACAAACCATTTCAAGTTCAGATATGTGTATAATATCTTTGCGAATGGGGATTTAATCTTTCAGGGTAAAGCAACACCAAACCCATACGGTTTAGGGGTCATTGATGTTTCAAGGATTTTAAGAACCTATGTTAAAAATGAGCCAATCTCTTTATGGAATAACACTCCAATTTATACACACGAGACATTTCCATTTTCAAGACCATACCAAGATGAAACAATCAATTATCAACTTTATGTGGGATATGAATACGCATCTTCAGACATCGCACCTGTATCAGGATTTACTGGTTCAGGGAATACAATTGGTGCTCCCGCTATAACACCAGGTTTATACAAGACATTCCAATCAACGATGGGTGTGAATGGTAAGGCAAACTTACAAGATTTTAACATCGGTCAGTTTGTATTATCAGGTACACCAACGGGAACTAACCCAACTGTGGATTGTTTATTCCTAACCAACTCACCAAGAACAAGAGACATTCAAGAATCAGAGTTCTATACATTAGGGTTTACAAACTACTATTTGGCTGATGACATTTTGTCAGAACCATATTATGTAAAATATACATTCTATGATGACCAAGGCTTGGAAATAACCGCAGTTACTTATGACAATATTGTAACAAATGGTGGAGGCCCAAGAGTTCCTTGTGATTATGTTTATCCCGCAACGCAATTCATTTATCCGTCTGGTAATACAGATTACAATACTTTATATGTTGGAGCGGGGCCTATAAACATTGACCCAATCTTACCAGCAAATGCTGTTCAATATACAGTTCAATTATTCGGTAAGTTTACAGGAACCACATCCCCAATTCAACCTTCACCAACACCGACACCCACACCTACTCCTTCACCAGTTCCACAATGTCCTACAGGATGTTATCAATATTCAATAACAAACAACTCAACATTACCTTGTTCTTATTCATACCTGGATTGTAACTTGGGAACAACCATAACAGCACTTATCAACGGACAGACATCACAGATTATAGATTGTATGTGTGAAGCATCCTTTGTTTCATTCTGTGATTTAGATTTACAGTATGTCGGTGATTGTCCTGTAATCAAACCTTGTGTTGATTGTTATGATGTGACCATTTCAAATAATGACCCATCTTTATCAATAAATGTGAGTTGGTATGATTGTGACGCTTCAAGATATTTTACTCAATCTATACCAGCAAACACAGGAATAAATGTTCAATGTGCTTGTCCTAATTCAATCACATCATTATCACCACAGATGAGTTATACAGTTGGTAGTTTATGTACACCAACCCCACCAACTCCTACACCTACACCAAGTTGTGGATTCAAAACTTGGAACATATCAGAATGTTCTCAAGTGTGTGTTGGCGGACAATGTATTTGTGGTGGAGCATTCCTAACAACTGTTTATACAGATTGTACTGTGACTGATATCTACCAAGCAGGTTCATTTATGTTATACACCAATACTGGTTTAACAAACCAATTCACAGGAACTTATAGTGATGGAAGTTATATCTATGAAGTTGTAGGTTCAACAGTTCAAATAAATTGTTTAATAAACGGCCCTTGTTAAAATTATGGCAGTAGCACCACAAACCCCACCGACCACTTATGTATCTGGCAACTGTTCAGGATATACACCAGTGTCAGAAATATTCACATTTAATATCAGACCCATCTGTAATAGAGCGGGGGATAACATTCAGCGACAATTGATGTTCAAAAACCGTTATGGGCAATATGATTATATGACCTTCACAGCGGGTAAAGATGAAGGATTAAAGATTGAAAGAGAGTCCTACAAGAAATGGTCTGTTGATTGGGGAAGTTCAGACCCATCCAAAGAACCATATTCAAGAGGACAAACTGACGCACAGGTTACAATGACGGAAACCCATATTATCAATACAGGGTTCTTGAATCAACCTGACTTTATGTTCTTGGAAGAATTATACACATCAAACCAAGTGTATGAGATTCAAGAGGATAAAAACTTGAGACCAATCAATATTGTTGATGCTCAATTCATCAGAAAAAATAAAGGTAATAAATCAATTGTGAACTTGGAGTTGACCTATGTTTACAGTAACAACATTCAATTGATGGAATAATGGATACATCCCTGATACTATATTTAGATGGACAATGGCAAGAAGTAGATTTATATGAGGACATACCGATTACAGTTGTAATTCAAGAGGTTGATATTATTGACCTTCAAGGTAGAAAGTCCCCATATTCAAAGCAATTTACCGTACCAGGTACATCAAAGAACTCAAACATATTCAAACACTATTATGAGGTCAATGGAACTCAATTCAATCCGTTGATTAAAATACAGGCCGCTGTTCAATACAGGGGAACTGATATCTTTAATGGTATTGCCAGATTACAGGCAGTTATTGTTAAAGACCAATTCATTGAGTATGAGATTTATATCATGGGTGATGTAGGGGATTTTATTTCACAGATTAAAGATTTATTATTAGCCGATTTAGATTGGAGTAATGTTCAACACCAATTGAACTATTCAAGTGTTACTGAATCTTGGAAGGCTGATGGTGGAGATACCAATGGTTTATTTGGGGGAAAGATATTGTATCCCCTTATCAACTATGGATTAAAGTATGATGGGACTTCAACCGTACCAAGATGGAGTTTTGATGTATCAGGAGCAACAAGTTTTACAACTCCGACACATCCAGTAACCCCCGACTATTTCAAACCTGCCGTAAGGGTTAGAGAAGTATTACAGAAGATATTTGACAAGACAGATTATACAATCAATTCAGCATTCTTTGATTCACCATATTTTAGAAGTATCTACATGGATACATTTATGAATGGAAAGTTGGGAATTGATTCAGCATCTGCTGTAACCAATCAGAACTTATTCAGGGTTTATATGAGACCCAATACAATCTATACACCAAGAGCCGATGGTTCAGGCCCAAGTGGTAAAAACATCAGACCTCACCTTGAGACATTCTCACCTGATGGTTATGACTACTTGAATAACTTTACATTGGGGACATCAACTACAACTCCATTTGACCCACCTGATGATAACTTTACAGGATACTTTACAGTACCATATCCTGGCGTGTATTCTTGGAACTTTAGATACAATTTTGACGGGTCTTTTAACTCTCCTTATGATTGGGTCTATTTCCAATTTGTTGCCCGTAAAGGGACTGATTTGGCTACCCTTGATTCACAACCAGCATTCGCAGCAGGGCCAGTGTGTACAACACTAACAGCACCCAATTCACCAGGTCAACCAATCAACTGGTTCTTTACTGGTAATTGTCAAGCGGGTGAATATGTAAAGTTGTATATCTACATCATCAAAGCATCATCACAGACAGCACAATTTAGAATTACACCATACAGAGATTTAACAACAAGAACAACTGCTCCACAGTGGGATTTATATTCATCTCCAAGTTTGGCAGGAACACAGACGGTTGATATTAAATTGGGTATTGGTTCTCATGGAGCCATAGATATATTTAAGGCAATTATCACCATGTTTAATCTTGTGGTTGTTCAGGATGTGGCAAACAAACAATTATTGATTGAACCATATAGCACTTATTACAATGAACCAGATAGGGTAGAAAAAGATTGGAGTAATAAGTTAGACCTGACATCATCATTTAGAATTGAACCATTGTCATTCAATTTGGCAAAGGAATTATGGTTTACCTATACCAAAGGTTCAGAAGAATATCTGAATAAACTTTGGGAAGATACCAATGACTACAATTATGGTAGATACAGATACATTGCGAACTCAAACATCCTGACAGATTTATCTGTATATGAAATGCCGTTCGCAGCATTACCAACATCAGGGGTTACAAACGCACCAAACCTTATCATACCTCAAGTATGGAGAAACTTGAATAATCAACAATCACCATATTCATCACAACCCCATTTATTCTTTTGGGTGGGAAATAGATACATGTATTCCGATGCGATGAAGACCCAACAAAACAGATGGTATTTGTTATCAGGTTCTACAGCCATTCCTCAAACAACATATCCTTGTGTGTCTCACTTATCATCACTTGATATCTATTACCCCAACTTTGTGTCTGATTTGAACTTTGGTTCGGACTTTGACTTCTTTGGTAACTCCAATACCTTACCAGTTCAAACCACCCCTTATACCACTTACAATTCATTTTGGAAAGATTTTATTGATAACAACTATTCCAATGAAACAAGAAGATTGACTGCGAAGTTTTATTTGTGGCCTTTGGATATTTATGATACCAATTTAACTGATAAGATATTTGTTAAAGATTCATTCTATAGAATTGAAAAGATTACAGATGCGAATCTTGTATCCCCATCATTTACAGAAGTATCTTTGATTAAAGAGCGTGGGGGATATTACGCAATTGAACCACCAGCACCATATTATTTTACTCAACCAAACGCACCTTATCCACCAGCACTCAACCCTACATTGGTTGTATCTTATGCGAGTTTAGACCAAGCAGGTGTTTGTAATGGAACAATATCAACAACTGATGTTTATACCAATGGAGTACTTCCATTTGCTACAGGAGCACAGATTTATTATTTGAGTGGTTCAACATATTCTTTTGTTCCACAGGGGACATTTGTAAGATGGACTGGTGATACAAATACTTATGTAGTGATAAATAACACGGGACAAATAATCCCAGCAACTTGTTAAAATTATGGCTGAAAAAGTAGTAGGTTTAAGAATAGAATTAAACGGATTTAGAGGTGTTGTAACTAACATCAAGCAACTTGAAGATGAGTTGCGTAAAGCGAAGGAAGACCTTCAAGAATTAGAAATTGGTAGTGATAACTTCAAGACCCTAACCCGTGAGATTGCCAAAGCAGAAACACAGGTAATTGGATTTAAGAAATCAGCACAGGGATTGGCTCCATCACAAGCGATTGAAGGATGGGGAAAACTTGCTGCGGGTATCACATCATCATTTGCTGCGGCAACAGCAGCGGCAGAATTATTTGGTTCTGATTCTGAAGAAGTGACCAAAGCGGTTGCGACAGCACAAAACTTACTAACCATCGCATTGAGTGCCCGTAGTATTGCGGAACTTGAATTGGGGGCATCTATTGTTGCCAGAACAATTGCGGACAAAGCAGCAACAGCGGCAATTGAGACAGAGAATGTTGCGTTGAAGGCGTTATACACAACCATTGCGGCAAACCCAATTGGGGCATTGGTTGCGGGACTTGCGTTATTGACAGCAGCGGTTATCGCATTTGCCAGTTCAGAAGAGAAAGCATTGAATGTTAGCAAAGAAGTTGCGAAGACAACATCAGATGAAGCATCCAAGTTAAAAGTATATCAAAGTGTTTTAACCAGTGCCAATTCAACAAACAACCAAAGAAAAAAGATTATTGATGAATTAAAGAAAACCTATCCTGGTTTCAATGCGTTCATTGATGAAGAAAATAGATTAAATGATGATGGTAAAAAGTTCTTGGATGCGAAGATTAAATCTTTAATTCTTGAAGCACAAACCAAATTGATTGTTCAAAAGATTGCTGAAAACAACAACAAGATATTAGCAATTGAAAATCAAACTGTAGAAGAAAGTGTTACAGGATGGCAGAAGTTTAAGAATGTTGTGTTGGGAACATCAACAATGTATGCTTTGATTGGAACAGAAGCCCTGAACCAAGTAGATGCGTTAAAAAATAATGCTACAGCAACAGGAAAACTTACTACAGAAAATGAGAACTGGTTAAAATCATTGTCCAAAGTTTTAGGAGATGCTGGTCAATTAGACAAGACATTAGACCCATTGAATGGTAAGTTAAACAAACAAGCCAAAACAGAAAAAGATTTGGCTAACAATACCAATGAGGCGGTTAAAGCAACTGACGCACAGATTGCTTCACAGAAAGCATTGGAGGCTCAAATTACCACAACAAATGAATCTTATTCAACCTTATTGGATAAGTTAAAAGATATTGTAAATGTAACATTAGTTCAAACTCCTGAACCTAAAATCATCAAGGACTTGGAAGCAATTGTAAATGCGCGTAAATCACTTATTCCTGATGATTTGAAAGATAAGTTTGCGGAGATTGGAATAAACATTGAAATGGTTGGGGGAAAAATTATTGGATTAGAAAAAACCGCAGATGTTCAGTTAGATAAGTTAGGTAAAAAGACAGGTGATACTGCTCAAGGAATGGTAGATAAGTTTGGTATTTTTTATGATAAAGTTAGAGAGATATTATCATTTGGAGTAATAAATCAAGATGTAACTGATTTTGGAATTACAGTTCAAACAGTACTAAATCAAGCACAGGAAAAATTGGCAACAGGTTTAATTACAAAAGAAGCGTTTGATGCTTTAAGAAAAATTACTGACCAATATAAGGATTTGAATAAACTTATATCAGAGATACCCAACTTAAAACAGATATTGAAACCTGATGCGTTAAAAGAATACTTCAATCTTCAGAAAGATATTTCAATTGCTCAAAAAGAAATATTATACAATTATGATGAAACAACACAGACAGTAATAACATTAGATGCTGCTTCAATAAAATACGGTGAAGATGTTAAAAAACAAAATACGCAATTAGCAGATTTTGAAAAACAAATCTATGATTTTTATCTAAAACAATATGAGGCTCAAGGTAAAAATATTAAATTACTTATACAATCAACCAATTTAACAAAAGAACAAAAGAAAGATTTATTGGCAACTGCTGACGCGGGTGGAAAAAAAGTTGAAGATGTAATTGCTGATATCGCAAAAGTATCGGTTGAAGGACTACAAACTATTACTAAAACCATCATTGCTGAAGAGAATGAAATTAGAGGGTTCTTGGCAAAAGCACAAGAATTGAGAAATCAGGCGAGTGTATTAGATGCTGCGGCAGTCAAAGGAACTTTATTGAATAATCTTTCATTGGTTTATGAGTTTACACAAAAACAAAATAAAATTGTAATAGATGAAAAGAAAACAGAAGTAGACCAAGTCAGTCAATTAGAGAAACAATTGAAGGACAAAAAAATTGATATAAGTAAGTTTACAGAAGAAGAGAAATTAAAAATATTGAAGTTTTATCTTGAACAACAAGATAAAGCACAACAAGATGCGAACGCGAAAGAGGCAAAAAGACAAAAAGAAAAATATGATGATTGGTTATTAGCAATTCAAACCGCATCAAAAGCAATATCAGATATTGCTTCAATAACGGCACAATCATTTCAATTACAAATTGATAGATTACAGTCCAATTATCAAGAGGCAATGAATAGTGTGGTTGGGGATACGGAACAAGCAAATCAGAAAAGAATTGAATTAGAAAAAGAATATCAAGCAGAGAAGAAAGCACTTGAAAAAGAAGCACAACTAACCGCATTGAAGTTTACATTGGCTCAAACTATCGCATCAGCAGCACAAGCGGTTGTTGTAACTTTAGCAAACCCATTATTAGACCCCGTAACAAAAGCGATAATAATAGGATTAAATGCCGTTATTTCAGCAGCACAGGTGGCAATCATCGGTGAACAAATCTCACAGGTTCAATCTTCAAAAAGAAGAGGTGGATTATTAGCAGGTGGTGGATTGGTACAAGGCCCATCACATGAACAAGGTGGTGTATATGCTGGTGGAGGATTTGTATTAGAAGGAAATGAAGCAGTTATCAACAGACAATCAACATTAAAATATTCTGGTTTATTGAGTCAAATAAATCAGAGTGAGGGAGGCCGTCCTATAATGGTTCAAGCACCGATGGATTCAAGATTGGTGGAAGCATTGGCAAAACAAAGTAGTGAACCAATCAGAGCATATGTTGTTGAATCTGACATTTCAAAAGCACAAGCAATCAACAAAAGATTAGAACAATTGGCATCATTTTAATTAAAACTATTTATTACTAATGGCATTAAAAATTATTGATTTAGATATAGATGAATCGCTATCAGCAGATACAAGAGTTACCGAAGTAGGTTGGGTATTACAACCTGCGATTGAAACCGAGTTCATGTATTTTTCAAAGAATAGAGTGGATGCTTTTACCTTGAAGAAAGTAAAAGATTATATCCAAAATCAAATGAAGATAAAAGAGTATACTTACTTTGAATCTATCACAGATTATCCTCAATACATAACAGACAATGCCAAGAAAGCAAAGGCATGGGTTGATAAAAATGGTTATGGTTCTTGTTTAACCCCTGTGGGAAAACAGCGTCTAAACCAGTTAGCAAACCGTGAACCTATTTCACTTGATACGGTGAAAAGAATGAAGGCTTATGCTGACAGACACAAAAAAGATTTACAAGCATCCAAATCATTTGAAGATGGGTGTGGCTACCTCGCATGGTTTTCTTGGGGATTAGATACCACAGGAAGAGCAGAAAAATGGTTGGAAGAGAAAATCCTATCAACTGAAGAAAAGATGGATTATGATACAGGTGCTTTACCTGCTTATGACAATTATCCAACAGGTGATACAAAAAATAATATGTTGATTGAACCTATCTTATTTGTTGAGAGAAAGGCTGGTGAATCCAAAGATGACTATGTGAATAGATGTACTGAATATTTAATCAAGAATGAAGGTAAAGACCCAAAACAGGCTTATGCTATCTGTAATTCAAAGGCTGAAGAGTTTTTAAGAGGTGATAAAGTAAGTTTTGATTATGATGATACTTTATCCACAGCAAGAGGTATGGGATTGGCTCTACATGAAAAGTATGCTGGTTCAACCTTGTATATTATTTCAGCAAGAAATAACCCATCAGGTTTATACAAAGCAGCAGACAAATTGGGAATACCACATGATAGAGTATTCGCAACAGGTTCCAACCAAAAGAAAATCCAAAAGATAAAAGATTTGGGTATTACAAAACACTATGACAATAACACCGATGTTATCAAAGCATTGGGACATAAAGGTATTCAGTTTTCTTGTCCTTGTTTGGATGAGGTAGCAAGTGCTGGTCAAGAAATCTTTGAGATTATGGAGAAACATAATCTAATTGGATTTGTTGATGACCAACCAATCTTCTCAACACCAGATACGGCAGAACAATATGCTACAGAAGTTGTGGGATGTACTGGATACAATACAACAAAAGACAAAGATGGAAATGATGTTTATATGCCTTGTTCCATTATTACCGATAAGGCCGATATTAAATCTATTGGACAGGAAAACATCAACACTTATTCAGAGATGTTTAATGTTGAAGAATATTCTGAAGAAGAAATTGAAACCGTAAAACTATTACAGTTCTTGGCTGAAACTGATGTTGAAAAGTTTGAGGCTGTAATCGGGGCAATGAGAGGAGCAACTGAAAGAGAAATCATCGCAAGAAATCATAAGAACCCAACAACCTACTTCCAATATCAAAGACAAGTATCAGGTTCACCTGACAGGGATTTTTGTATGTCAATTGAGAATAGATATTTCCGTAGATTGGAAATAGATTTATTGAGAGATACAAATACAGAGTTTGGACATAAAGGACAACCGTATAGTAAGTGGTTGTATAAAGGTGGGCCACAATGTGTCCATGCCTTCCGTAAGTTCTTGGTTCAAGGTAAGGACTTTGCTGATTTAGGTTGGGCTGAAGGTAAAGCGGGTATCGCACCACATTCAATGCCTGGTAAAGGTTATTACCCTGGCACAGAAAAATACTTGGCTAATTTATCAAAACAAGTATTCAAAGCGGACAATGAACAAAGGATGATTTATACTCCTTTAATGATACCAAATATTCTCATCCCGAGAATTGATGATGATGTTACTCCGCCCGAGAAGTACTATGTCCGATTCAGACCTGAAGTTATTGAGAAAATTAGAAACAAGTTTATGATTGAAGGTAGATTGAGAGATACTAACCTTGAACATACAGACCACAAGTTTAATGACGCTGTTATGGTTGAATCTTGGATTATTCAAGGCCCAAATGATAAGGCTTATGATTTAGGATTTACTGAAGAACAAGCACCGATTGGAACTTGGATGGGTGGATATAAAATATTAGAAACACCTGAAGGAAATGTAATTTGGAATGACTATATCAAAACTGGTACTGTCCGAGGCGTAAGTGTTGAAGGAGAGTTTTTAATGAGGTTTTCCAATCAATTCCACAAACAATCATTATTCACAAAAATAAATAAAAGAAAACTATTTAAGTAATATGGCTACAACACCAGAGTTCACAAACTTTTTATCAGCATTAAACAGTTGTAAACAACAAGCAATATTTTGGCATAACCAAACAACATCTTATTCTCAACACAAAACATTGAATATGTTCTATGATGAGATTTTGGAGTTGTTAGATGGTTTAGTTGAATCAGTTGCTGGCATCTATGGAAGACCCGTAGATTACACAGGACATGACCCCGAGAATTGGGCATCAATCCAACAAGTACAAGAATACTTCAAAAAATTATATGATTATGTTCAGACCGAAAGAAAGAACATCTATCAAGAAACTTGGATACAAAACCAAGTGGATGAAATTGCTGCTCTTATAGCACAAACCACATATCTTCTTACTTTAATGTAATTTGATAGATGATTTTTATCATCATAAAACAAAAGTATATTTATACATAAACAAACTAAATATTTTAATTATGAACGCAAAACAAGCAATTGACAAAATCGCTGATTTGTTAGGATTCAAGTTTAAGAAAGAGGCATTTTATTCAACAAAGATTGAAGACGGTTCCGAAATCACAAACAATTTAGATTCTGATTTTAAGATAGGTGATGAGTTGTATAAAGTTGGTGAATCAACTTTATCTCCGTTAGAAGCGGGAACTTATATCACTCGTGAGGGTTTGAAACTTACAGTTGATACTGGTTCTGTAATTGTAGCAATTGAATCTGGTGATTCATCAAATGCTTCAACTACTGATACTAAAATGACTGAAGCAACAGATGCTCAAGGAAAAAAATTGGAATCAACCACTTTTGATGTTGGTGAAAAACTCTATGAGGTTATGCCTGATGGTAGTAAAAAACCAGCAGCGGATGGTGAGTGGCAAGTTATCTTAAAAGATGAATCTGGCAATGAAAACAAAATTAGAGTAATCTCCAAAGATGGCATTATTACCGAAAGGGAAAATGTTGAAGAAGCACCGACTGCTGAAGAACCTGGCGAACAAGAAATGTCTGCTGTAGGTGACCCAGTATCTGGTATTACTGAAGAACCCGCTGAAGAAACTGCGGATATCAATGGTGACACTTTGGACAAATTATTAGAGTTGATTATTCCCATGGCTGAAGAAATGAAAAAAATGAAATCAGAAATGGAAACAATGAAATCTATGATGGGCGCAGAATTAGACGCATTAAAATCTGACTTTACCAAGTTCCGTAAATCACCTGAAAAGTTCTCTGTAATAGAAAAAAAATCATACAAAGAATCATTGGAAGATTACAAATTGGATTTGATTAAAGCAATGAAAAAATAAACACAATTAAACAAACAAACAAATAAACAATTATGGAAAAGAAAAAATTATCCTTTAATTATGATTTAACAAATCTTCCTACATACAACTCTTATGGTAGTGATATGTTGATTAAATCAATCTTGGGTTTAACCCTTCCAAAATACGCAACAATCAGACCTAACTTGAAAGGTACTACTGAAAAAGTAGGTTTTGTAACCAATGATGTAATTTTACAAGATTTGAGTTGTGGATTTGACCCAACAGGTGCTACAGTTCAAAACTTGGTTACTGTTGACTTATGTAATAAAAAAGTAAACCAACAATTATGTCCTTACAGTTTGTATGATACATATTTGTCACAATCTTTAACAAATGCTAACTTCCAAGAAACAGTTCCATTTGAAGAAGTTATCTTGACGGATATTTCAAACAGAATTGCTAACCAAGTGGAAAAACAATTATGGCAAAATACAATTGCTTCAGGTGGAACTTATGGTTCAGCATGTTTCAATGGTGTTGGTGCTTTGATTACTTCAGGTAATGGTGCTACACAAATCGCTTACACAGCAGCAACTGCTTCTAACGGTTTGGATGTATTCTCTACTATCTACCAAAACATTCCTGCGAATGTATTACATTTACCAGATTTAGCTATCTATTGTTCTTACGCTAACTACAGAGCGCTGGTTGCTTCTATGAGAAACAGTTCATTTGTGAATCTATTTACGCTTGACGCTAATGGAGCCGCGAGCGGGGAAGACTGGTCACTTTTGTTACCAGGTTCGAATGTAAAAGTTATCCCAACTGTGGGACTTGATAGCGTTTCGGCTTACTATGCTGGTCCTTCATCTTACTACATGGTTGGTATGAACAGTGAAATCATGACTGTAAAAGCAATCTATGACCCATTTGAAGACATAGTGAAAATCCAAGCACATGTTACTTATGGTTTAGGTATCTTTGACCCAGCGTCTTTCTGTGTGTGTAAATAATCATTAGTGTTCAGGGAACACATAAATAAAAATTAAAACAAAATAAAAAATAGATTATGGCTTCTTGTTATATCAATACTGGATATACTTTAGATTGTAGAACTTCATCTACAGGTGGTTTGAAGACCGCTTGGATTTTAGGTGGTGCTAACAATGACATTACAGGATATACAGTTACAAACGGTGCGGTTACAGCAATCGGTGGTGTGGGAGAATGGTTCAAAGTTGAATTACCAAAACAATCTGCTTCATTGACAGAAACTTTGGGAATCAATACAACTGCTCAATCAGTTACATTCCAACCAGCGGTAGTGTTAAACCTACCAAAACTACAAACTCAATTGAGAAACTTTGTAGTAGATTTAGTTAGTCAAAACCAAGTTTATATGTTGGTTGAAGACAATAATAATAGATACTGGTTAGTATTCCTTGATAATGGAGGAATGGTATCTGCTTCATCAGTACAAACTGGTCAAGCATACACTGACTTAAACGGGGCATCTGCTCTTACAATCTCTGGTGGTGAACCTACATCAATCAGAGAAGTAGTGGTAACTACTACCATCGGTGATGTGTTCACAGCGGGTGGTTTTACTTTCCAAGATTAAACCCTATAAATAATAAAGGGGGATTAAAGTCCCCCTTTTTATTAGCCAATTCCTTTTATGAGATTTAGACAACCGAGATTGAATGACATGCTTTACCCAAAGGGTGAATCTCCAAGAGGTAATGTTTGGGGTTCAGTTATTATGAATGTGTATAAGGAACCATCAACAACTCCTGATGTGACTCCAACAAATACACCGACTCCTTCAATTACTCCTACTCATACTGCGACACCTACAAATACTCCAACAAATACTAATACGCCGACAACCACAAATACACCTGGTTTGTCTCCAACCACTACGCCTACAAATACCTCAACCCCTACAACAACTCCGACTAATACTCCTACAAATACATCTACAAGTACACCAACTCCGACAACAACTCAAACAGGTACATCAGCGGTTACTCCTACACCTACAATCACTCCAACTAATACAACAACTTCAACAATCACACCCACAACTACTTTAACACCAAGTCCTACAAGTGCCGCGTGTTCAACTTATACAATTTTTAATAATGGAGTAATTCCTAATGGTACTTCTTATATTGATTGTAGTGGAACAACAGTAAATACAGGTTCTATAGCAATTGGGGAAACAATTACAATATGTGCTAAATTGGGTTCAATTAAACCACAAACTAATTTTGTAATTACATACATTGGAACTTGTCCATTACCAACTCCTACTCCTACAACAACTTCAACACAAACTCCGACTCCAAGTATAACTGCGAGTCAAACAGTTACGCCAACTAATACAACTACTCCAACAAAGACACCTACACCGACAAATACTCCGACAAATACAACTACTCCATCAATAACTCCAAGTATAACTCCTTCAATTACACCATCAACATCAGTAGCACAATTCTGTAAAAAATATCAAGGGGTTCAGAACACAACAGGTAATGGTCAATATTGGACTTATACACAATGTAATGGTTCAAACGGAGCAATTAAACCACCACAAATTAGTGTTGACTCTGGTATTTGGACGGTTTATTCTAAATCAGGAGCACCAACAAAACAAACAGGTTCAGGAACTGGAACAATGACTTGGACTGATATGGGTTATGCTGAACCTTGTCCTACTTCATATTCAATAAATGCGGATGAATCTAGTTGTTGTTTAGGTGGTAGTATCACATTTATTGATTGTGGTGGTGTTCAACATACCGCTTCACTTACATTTGGTCAGAGGTCATACGCTGGTTGTGTAACATCAGTTGTAACAAGTACAAGAGCAACAATAACCAATTTAGGTAGTTGTACATCATAAAATTAAATGATATGTATCTAATAGATGGAATAGCATTTGATGAATATTATGTTGAGAGTGTTGAGTTAAATCTTATCACCTGTGTTCTAACATTAAAAGTTATATTTCACAAAGATATAAAGAGAATAAAAACAGAAAAAAAATACACATTTCCAACTGATTGTAATGTTGATATAAATGAGTATATTAAAAACCTTGAAAAGATAATCAATGGGTCAAATATTTAGAAGGAAAAAGTTTAGTAGTTATTTAGGCGAACAAAGAGCCATAGATGACATTGTGATGATGTTTACAGAAGACATCTATCCTTCACCTACGCCTACACCACCAAACCCAAGTCCTACATCTACACCAGCGGTTACTCCTACAACAACGCCTACGGTTACACAAACCCCTACAAATACATCAACACCTACAACTACACCGACAAACACACAAACTCCTACAAACACAGGAACCCCTACACCTACACCTTCAATAACACCATCACCATCACAACCAGCATTCTACGCATACATATTCCCTGAAGCACAAGATTCAACATCTCTAATTCAACTTGGGGATTATATGACATCAAATGGTAGTACCTTATTCTTTGGATATGGTAACTCGGGTGTACCTGCCGTGACTGTAAAATATTCAAATGACTTGGATGTTTACGCACACTTCCCTGGATTTGTCAATGGTGGAGGCCCAGAGTTTATGACACCTGTTTCATCATTCAGAAGTGGAATACTTCAAGGAACAACAGGATTTGATAGTTTCGGTTGTCCTCAAACTCAATATACATTTGGAACAATTGAGATTGATACAAATCAAATTGATATATCAATTCAATACTTCTATTCAATATGGATACCATTAGCGGGAGTTGGAGGTTCAATGACCAATATGACTTGCGATGCGGGTTATGGAGGCCCTTGTTCATTCAATATATTTGGTGGAGCAATGCCTGAAGCAGCACAAGCAGGAGCGGGTGGAAATGTTACGGTTACATCAGGAGCGGCAATACCTGCGGGAACATACAGAGTTCTATGGATAAATCCAAACTTATTACAACCAGCATCACCACCAGCAAATCAAGCATTATACATAAAAGGAAACCACAAATACTAATCAATGTCATTATCATATCAGAATCCGTTAAGCGCAATACAAGTAGCAGGACAACAATCTGTCAATAGAGAGAGTGTTTTTGGTGTGTCATTTTCTGTTTTACAGACAGGAGGATATATGGAAGTGTATAACCTTGATGACCTTCAATTGACTTTAACTGCGGCAACCTATCCTGCTCTAATTCAATTATCAGCCAACACCATTCCAATTAGTTATACAAAAGGAACTGGTGCGTCATATTCACCCGATTTTATTACGCTTAATTCCGATAATATCTCTTCAGGTAGAAGAAGATTAGGCATGTTAGTTTATGTCCAAGAAACAGGTTTAGTTTATCAATACACCATACCCGATTACAATTCTCTATGGGATAATCTTTCAGGATTGACAGGAACATCTGCGGTAACTTTCAATAGTTATTCAACTGTTGTAAATAACCGTTCTCAACCAGGTCAAAAGTTTATTGACGCTTGGACAAACTCTTCAATTGAAGGGGTTAGTGGTGTTACAAAAAGCCAAGCGAGATGGCAAATATTTTATGGTACTGATACCTACATTACTGGTGGAACTTATTTTTCAGCAACAAGCACCATTGATTTATATGAAAACAATGGACAAGTAATATCCATCACAGGATTTACTGGTGGTGCTGCGGGTAGTTCAGGAACCAGTGGTTCATCAGGTTCAAGTGGAAGTTCTGGTTCAAGTGGAAGTTCTGGTTCAAGTGGAACAAGTGGTAGTAGTGGTTTGTCAGGAACTGATGGTAGTTCAGGAACATCTGGCTCAAGTGGAACTTCAGGCTCAAGTGGAACTTCAGGCTCAAGTGGAACTTCAGGCTCATCAGGGTCAAGTGGAACATCAGGTAATTCTGGTAGTTCAGGAACATCAGGTTCAAGTGGAAGTAGTGGGACATCAGGTAATTCAGGCTCATCAGGAACCAGTGGTTCAAGTGGAAGTAGTGGAACTTCAGGTAATTCTGGTAGTTCAGGAACTAGTGGTTCAAGTGGAAGTAGTGGAACTTCAGGTATAAATGGTAGTTCAGGAACATCAGGTTCAAGTGGTACATCAGGTATAAATGGTAGTTCAGGAACCAGTGGTTCAAGTGGAAATAGTTTTAATTGGAGAGGTACATATAATCCTATTACAAATTATCAATTAAATGATGTTGTAGGATTTAATGGTTCAACTTATATTTGTATTAGTTCACCAAATACTGCTAATCAACCTGATATTTCTCCATCTTATTGGAGTTTAATGGCACAAGGAGGAAGTAATGGTAGTAGTGGAACCAGTGGTTCATCAGGTAGTTCAGGAACAAGTGGAACTGCTGGCGGTGGAGGCGGTGCTTCACAAGTAAGATTATTGAACCAAACATTGGCATTTACAGGATGGACATATAATACAGGTTCAACTTATTATGACTATAGTTTTTCAAATACAGGAATAACATCTACATCAAGAGTGGATTTTGTCCCATATAACTCATCAGTTTATACTGCTTTGACATCAAGGATTCAACCCTATAATGCGGTTGGTAGTGGAACATCAACTTTCTATTCACAATACCCGCCAGTAGCGAATATTGTGGGAGATATTTATATTTCAACAACATCATAAGATGGCATTTCAAATACCAGTTCAAACCTCATTTTCACAACAAAAACCAACAACCACGGCAACGCCTTGGGTTAGACCTGCGGATTGGATTACAATTACGGATGCCCCGAATATTATTCAATTTTTAGTTAGTGATTTAGTTTATCCTTCATATAATATTCAAACAACATTTACACAAACTGGTGGTGTTGGTAATATCTATATCAATTGGGGTGATGGAACAAGTACAACTGTATCAACAACCACAGCAACCAATAGTGAAAAAACTTATACAAGTGGTGGTACTTATTCAACACAAGGATATAATACTTGGAAGATTACTATATCAGGTGATAGTGGAACAAGAATAACAGCAGCATCTTTCTTTAACCCTTCATATTGGGGAGCAGCGGTTCAAATGCCTTCAGGTTTGTTAGAAGAATATTATGGTGATGGAACCATATCAACAGCAGGTGGATTACATTATGTAACAACAACAAAACCATTCTTCTATAATTTGATGTATTCAAAATTACCAGTAACAATGACTGGTACATCATCATTACAGAATGCTTATGTAAACTGTAACTTTATCCAAAGAATTGTTATGCCGACATCAATGCCAAGTTTAGGTGGTATGGATAGTTTTGTATCAGGTTGTCAAAACCTAACAAGTATTGTTATGCCTCAAGACGCAACAGGTATTTCAACCATGGCGAGTTCATTCAATGGTTGTTATGCTTTAACAGGAATAACATTACCACCAACTTTGAACAGTGCCAATAACTTATCAGGAACATTTCAAAACTGTAACTCATTAAAAACTTTAATTTTACCAGCAACACCAAGTAATTCTAACTATTCAGCAACATTTAATGGATGTTACAATTTGTTGAATATGGAAATACAAACATTTGGAACAGCAGCAAGTATAAACTGTGCCACAATGTTCAATACTTGTTATAGTTTGGAGTATATTAAATTACCAACAACTGTAAGTGGTTCATCAGTTTTTGCTTTGGACAATATGTTCAATACTTGTAGAGCGTTAAAATCTTGTATTTTTCCTACAAATATGAATGCGTCTTCAATGGCAACTACATTTCAAAACTGTACAAGTTTGACTTATGTATCTTTGCCAACATCAATGCCATCACTAACATCTTTACAAGGAACATTTAATGCTTGTATAAACTTACCAGATGTAATTTTACCAACAACTGTTGGTTCAACCATAGATATTTCAAACTTGTTTATCAACTGTCAAACTTTGTCTTCTGCTGTAATTCCATCAGGTTATACAATTACAACAATGGCAAATACTTTTTCAACCTGTATAAACTTGGTCAGTGTATCATTACCGACAGGAGCACAAAACAGTTTAACATCATTGGCATCAACATTTACAAGTTGTTACAATCTAAAAAGTGTAACTTTACCATCATCAATGACTTTGGTAAATACTGTTGCTTCAGCATTCAATAACTGTTATTCTTTAACTGGTATTACTTATCCTTCATCTTTGAATGCGGTAACAGCAGCCAATAACTGGCATACCAACAATTACAATTTATTATCTGCGACACTACCAACATCAATGTCGGCTTGTAATACTTGGCCTGGAGCATTTAATGGTTGTTATAGATTATCAGGAATTACAATGCCCGCAACCATATCAAATACAACTCAAAGTTTCTTAAACTTTTTCTTAAACAATTATGCTTTGAAAAGTTGTGTTTTACCGACAACACAAACAATCGCTTTGATTGCTGGTGGTGCGGGTGCGACTTCAATGTTCCAAAACTGTTATAGTTTAACTGGTCTAACCAATACAGATAAATTAGGACAAAATGCTACAACAGGAGCAACCACTACTGACTTTACAAACTTTGGAGCGTTAAACTATGAATTGACTGGTTCTTATACATTTACGGCAAAAATGTCCAAGTTTACAATAAATGGAACATCAACAAGAAGTAGTAAAATTAGTGGTTTGAGATTTACTAATACAACAGGTGGTGGTGTTCAATGGGCTGGTACATCTCCACAGATTGATATATCTTACACCAGTTTATCAACAGCAGCCTTAAATACATTATTTGCCGATATTGCCGCACAAGGGAATGTTACATCAAAGACAATAAACATAACAGGTGCTTTGGGTGCCGCTGGTTTATCAGCAGCAGACCGACTTGTTTTAACATCAAGAGGTTGGACAATTACAGGATAATATGATATACAAATTATTTATAGAAGATGGTGAATATGTGGATAAAACCACAGGAGAGCCAAGGAATCTTATGGAGGTTGAAATAGCATACACTCCTGAAGGAATAAATGTTGGATGGGATGAGTTTGATTCTGTTGAAGAAGCAATGACCCATTACAATATTGAATTAAAACCCATAGAAGATGATACAGATACAGAAGGGAACATTTAATGAAGTAGTTGCTACTTGTTCAAGGAATAAGACCTTGACTGGCAATGTGACTTACCTTTGGTCAATGACACATAAATTGACAAAGCAGAACTGGAAGTTTATACCTTTTAGAGTTCAGGCTACAGTTGATTATGCTCCTTCTTATGATTTATTTACAATGAATGTGATTGATTCGCAACCTGAAGTATTCACAGCATCAACATCTGCTAACACAGTCAATTTACATTTGGAACCAGGGCAGTATTTTGTAAAGATATATGAACAATGTTCTACAACTAATCTAAACCCTATGTTGAGTTATGATTATGTTTATGAAGGAACTGCTAATGTGAATTGGTCAGGTTCTCCTCAAAATGAGATAATATCATACACTGCCAATACGGATGTATTTATAGTGTATAACGGATAATCAAAAAATTATGATTAAAATAGAAAACTTAAAGTTTAACAAAGCAACCTTATCATCATTCAGTGAAGTGATTGGAAGAAATGTACCCTTCATTAGTTGGGGTGCTGATAATCAATTTGTGAATGAATTGTATTTGTTAAATGATGCTTCACCAATACAAAACGCTTGTATTAGAAGTAAGGTGGACAATTGTGTGGGAATGGGTTATGTAACTGATTACCAAATCAACTTAAAAGAAAAGTTGAATGATGTATCCAAAAAGATGTACTATGAGTTTATTACCACAGGTAATTTATTTTTAGAATGTATTTGGAAACAAGATAGAAGCCAAGGATTGGCGTCAATCCATATTATTCCTTCAAGATATATGAGATTACACAAACCTGATGAATTAGGTGGTGATGTTACAAAATATCTATATTCCAGAGATTGGTTAAACTGGCGTAAAGCAGGTATGGTTGAGTTCAGTGAATTAGACCCAAAGAACTTTACAGATAGGCAGATTGTTCACATCAAAAATTATCAATCGGGTTATGACTATTATGGTGCTCCTGATTGGTTATCAGTTATCAATGATGTTAGATTGAATCATGAGATTACTGTCTACAACTTGAGTTTTATCCAGAATGGACTTTCCCCGTCATTGTGGGTTCATTTTAATGTCCCTGCGCCTGATTCACAATTGGAACAGAATCAAATCCTTCAAGGAATTGAGAACCGTTATATGGGTAGTGAGAACGCTGGTAGAGTGATTGTATCATACGGTGAATCAGAACAAAAACCTGACATCACACAAATCCAATCACAAACACAAGATGGATACTTCTCATCAATCTTTGACTTGGTTCAAAAACAAATCATGTCAGGACATAAAATTATTGATGGTTCTTTAATTGGATTACCAAATCCTGGTGGTTTTACATCATCAGCAGAACAATTGGAAACTGCCTATAAACTATTTATGAGTACATCCATTAAACCTATCCAAACATTTATGAATAGAGAATTACAACCAATTCTTGAATTGATGTATCCAAGTCAAGAAATAAATCTGGTAATTGAACAAAACAATATAATCTAATGAACAAGGTTTTACTTATATCCGAGAACACGCTAAAAACTTACACTGCGATAAATGAGAATGTCCAGTCAGATGAGTTGAGATTTTGTATTCTTCAGAGTCAAAATATTTTTATCCAAGAATCTTTGGGTACAAACTTGTATAATCAAATGCTTGCGTTGGTAGGTAATGGAACAATCTCTGACCCATCAAATGCGGTGTATAAGAACCTATTAGACACCTATATTCAACCAACCCTTATCACATACTCATATTACTTGGGACTTGATAATTTCTATGTTAAATGGGTTTCTGTGGGTATGGTAAGCAACCGTTCAGAACAGGGTGATAAGATTGACCATAGAACATTCCAATATCTTAAATCAAACGCAAAACAACAAGCAGAGTTTAATGACTCTTTGTTGAGAAGACATTTGATTTTTAGAAGTGGATTATATCCTGAATATACATCAGGAAACTTGAACTCGGGACAATTACCTCCAATCCCATCAACACCATTCCAATCACCAATCACAGTTCCTACAACAGGATTTGTATGGGGTAGTAAATGGAGAGTAAATGGTGGTGGATGTTTTAATGCGATGGGGCCTTTATGTGCTGGTAGTTCATTCCCTACTTGGTACGGACATACAACCAATTCCCCTAATTCACATTCTTAAATAAGATTGTGTCTAATCATGAACTGTTCATGAATTGACAATTCACAATCTACTTCATAACCCATATCGGTTAGCAATTCATTACAGATGAGTTTTTCAAATTGCTCTCTGGTTTGTTTTGCTTCTCTGGCAATTTGGAACTTGTCCTTATGGGGAATACCCATTTTATTTCTGTAGGCTCTTTCAGCAACTTCAAACTGAATACATTCTTTACAGGTTCTACTTCTTTCTGAACCGTGTCCATTCTTAAAATGGAACTCATCTAACTCTCTAACTAATTTACATTTAATACATCTTTTCATAATAAAGGGACATTGATATAAATACCAATGCCCCATTTATATGGACACACTACTGTTTTTTAGGAAGTCCTTTGTGGTCAATATAATCTTGAAACTTATCACATCTTGCGCTAAAACTCTCTGCGTAACCATTTTCAACATAATCAACCAATATATTGGTTGCCCAAATAATGTCTTTGAGGTCAAAACATTTTCCACAGGAATTAGCCCAATCTAAAACTAATTTCATACTACTTTGTGTTGCGATTTGTCTTTCTTTACTTTGTGCCATAGTTATGCGTTTCTATATTGTTCAATAAATTGTTGTTTAACTTCTTTCTTTCTTTCCATCTGTTCATCAGTTGGATTGAGTTCAGGGTGGGCTTTTCTAACCACACTGATAGTTGCTGCGAGGGTATGTGATGATGGTATCTTCTTTTCCAAAGTTGCCAGTAAAAATCCTTCTACTGTTTTAACTTGGTAGAGTTCTGCCAGTATCTGTGATACTTCTACCCATACTAAATCATTGTTAGCCCTTGTGTTGGGGTAATCTCTTAAAACCGTTTCTACTATTTTCTGTAAATCCATAATGTTATAGTAGTCCTTTTAATGCGGTGTAAATAATGAAAATTGTAAGAGGTAACAGGATGAGTTGAATAAGTCCTGCGGCTTCTTTGTCTTTTCTGTTTCTGTCCATGTGTTCACGGATTTTTTGAATGTCTTCTGTAGTGTTTTTGTTTTCCATTTTTTATAGTTTTTAATTGTTTTACAAAGTTAGTTATTTTTTCTCAATTCCCAAAACTTGTTTTCAAGTTCTTCTATATTATTTTTTGAGTAAATTGATGAATCTTCTTTAGTGTAGTGTGTAATTCCCCAAATCAATAATTCTTTCCAAGATTCTTCAACAGATTTACCAGTCAATTTTTCAATCTCTTTTTCCATAGTGTGTGTTTTTTAAGTGTGAGTTACAAAGTTATGAATAATATTTTAATCTGCCAAAATCTCTGATAATCTTTTTTTACCTTCTTCAATCCAATCTTTCAAAGATTCAGTTTGAAAACCTGTTGATAAGAATAAGTAAACATCAGGTTGAAACTCTAATGTGTATAAACTATCCCAATCACCAATAAGTTCAGACCAATCTAAACCGAATGTATCATTACAAAAATCATCATAAAGTTCATAGGTTCCTCCGATTTCTTGATAACTGTTCATACCATCAGTCATGGTCATAAAGTTTTCTAACTGTTCTCTTGTAAAATTAAAGTTTTCCATAGTGTGTGTCTTTTTTAAGTGTTTAACAAAGGTATATCTTTTATTTCAATTTACAAAATTATTTATCAAAAACATTTATCATTACTTTGTAATCAGTATTTTCATGTATAAAGGCCGACATTTTATGTGTATCATTTGAACCATCACAAAAATATTTGAACTTCATGGTCAATAAGTTTGGTAGAGGGCCAAAAACAAGTGCCTCATCAGACATTGAATACATCATTGCCCATTCCAATAAAGTCATGTTCATGTCTTTTGACATTGCTACATTTGGTTTTTTAAGATTTACAACAGTGATTGCGTTGATACGAGTTGCGGGGGTCAAAGTTAAAGTTTTCATAGTGTGTGTGTTTTTAATTGTTGAACAAAGGTATGTCTTTTATTTTAATCTGCCAAAATTATTTTACCAATCTAAAATATTTTCTAAATGACCCATATTTTCAATACACATAACATTGTGTTTATCATCACCAGTTAAAACTTTACCAGTATGAATAGAAATCATAGTA